ACGAGCCGGACCAGCATGTTGGGTTGAACGTGGTGCGCCAGCGACTCCATCGCGACGAGCGAGGCGGTGAACCGCTCGCGGTCAAGCCCGCCCTCGCGCGCGAGCGTCAACTGCTTGTCGGCCGCCGTGCCAATGATCTGCGTGCCCGCCGCACCGTCCGAGCCGATCACGCGCGCCAGTGCCAGGTCCAGGCCCGAGAGGAAGTAGGTCTGCTCCTCGTCAGCCACCCAGCCCAGCGACCAACGCAGCTTGTGCCGCGCCGGGACGAACGCGCCGCCGGTCTGCGGCCACGCCGAGCCGTTCTCGTCTTCAGCCGTGACGGTCGGCTCAAGCACGCCATCACTCGACCACCCGGCCAGCGTCACGCTCAGCGGCTGCGTGCTGCCCTCGCCGGCGATGCCCACGGTGTCTGCTTCGACCAGCTCGAGCAGCGGGTCGGGGTAGTCGGCGAACATCTGCCGGCAACAGGACAGGGTAATCAGGCCCTCGCCCTCGATGTGGTACGGCCCGGCGCGCAGCGCGTGCTGCCGCTGGTCAGGGTCGGTAGGGTCAACGCCCGGCGCGTCGTCGTAGTAGACGAGCCCGAGGTTGCGGCGCCCGTCGAAGTCGTTCAGCATGGACCGGATCACGAGGCGCGGGCCGATCTCGTAGATCCAGAGCCAGTGCGTCGCCGGCGAGTAGCGCCCGTCGGCGAGCCAGTCGAACACGGCACAGACGGTGTACGCGCCTGCGCCCAGGTCCTGCTTGGCGAGGTCGGCCTTGCCCGTGCCGAACAGACGCAGTCGCCAGACGATGCCGAAGTAGACGGTCAGCACCTCGGCGCGAGAAGCGTTCTCGCGGTCGTACGTGACCCAGCGCAGCCAGCGCGGCTCGCCCCACTCGGCGTTGTCGCTGATCGCGGTCCAGGCACCGTCGCCGCGGTGCGCGAGTGCGCGGGTGTAGGTGCCGCCGGCCTCGGTATACCACGGCGACGGCGATTCCGCGTTGCTCGCCCAGTCGCTCGGCACGTCGCTGCCTGAGAAGTCCCAGTCGGCCACGTCCATGTCGGAGAGGTCGAAGGACGGCTGAGCCATGAGCACGCCGCTCGTGCGGTCGTGGTACATGCCCTCCATGCGCAAGTAGCCGCTATCCAGCGCCCGGCGCAGCGTCTCCACGGTCTGCGGGGTGAACTCCCAGTGGTACGCGCAACCCGGCTCGTGGATGACGTTGCGCGCCTCTTGGAGCCACAGTTGCGCCGCCACTATGCCGCCTCCTGCATCGCCCGATCGATGTGCTGGTCAATGCGGTCGGTCACGATCTTCGCCATGCGGTTCATGCCACGCTCGGCGGCCTCGGCGATGGTCATGCCCGCGCCGATGGCCGCGTTGTAGACCGTCTGCGCGTCGGACAGGTAGCGGCCCTGCGCGATGATCGCCGCGTCGCTCGCGCCAAGGTTGCCCAGCACCTGCGCCATGAGACTGTCGGATTTTCCGACAGCGCGGTCAGTGGCCCGGCGGGACACGTCGCCCAGTTCCACGCGCAGGTTGAGCGGTGGCTTCTCTGGCTTGGCCTCCTTGTGCTCGCCGCGCAGGCGCTCGATGACGCTGCGGCCCGTTGCCCAATCGACCGTCGGCTTGCCGCCCGGCTCAAGCACGCCACCGGCTGCCAGGGTCCGCTCGGCGATGTCGCGCCGAGCCACCGCGGCGAGCCGGTCGAACGCCACCGCCGCCGCTTGGTCGCCCTTGCGCCGCGCCTCATCGGCGAGCCCAGCCCACGCCTCAGCCGTGCGCGTGAACTCGGTTCGCAGCCGCAACTGCGAGCGGATCAGCGCCTCCGGCCCGGCCACCGCGGCCTCGCGCAAGCGCCGCGCCTGTTCCTCCTCCAACCTCTTCCGCTCGTCGAAGAGTTGCCGCTGGCGGTTCGTGGCCTCCTGCGCCGCTTGCGCCGCTGCGCGCTGCGTGGTGATGTACTCGTCCACCAGCTTGACGTGCAGATCGGCGTTCTCGCGCAGCGCCTTGGCCTCGGCCTCATAGGCTTTCGCCTTGGCGTCCTGGCCGGCCTTCTGCGCCGCCGCCGCCAGCGCCGCGAGGTCGCGCAGCTTGGCCTCCGTCTCGGTCGTGTAACTGGCCTTGAGCTTGCCGACCGCCGCCGACACCAGCTCGGCGAGCCGCGCGTCGCTGGCCTGCTTGTCCAGCGGCGGAAGGCCGAACCGGCGGCGCTCGGTCTGCTCGGCGGCGAAGGTCTGCCGCGCCTCGGTCGTGGCCCGCGCGACCGCGCCCTTGCCAATGCCCGTCGCGGTCAACGCCGCCTCTGCGCGCTTGCGCTCCTCCTCGCGCAAGACCGCCGCGTCGGTCGCGGCCTTGGCCTGCGAGACGAGATGCTTGCCCAGCGCGAAGTTGACCAGCGCGTCGCCGGCCGCCCGGTTGCGCGCGAACCGCTCGGGATCCGACAGATAGTCCTCCATCTCCCACTTGCCCGGCGCGCGACCCAGCAGCTTCGTCAGGTCGGCGAGCCGCGTCATGGCGTCGGCGTGCTGGCCCACCGCGCCGGCCGCCGTGAGGTGCGCCGCACTCGTCGCGTTCACCGCCATGGTGTTCGCGTTGACAGCCATGGTCCACTCGCCAGCAGCGGCCAGCCCGGCCTTGTGCGCGTCGTTGAGCGCCTTCACCTCGCCTGTGAAGTCGTGCGTCCGGCGAATGTTGGCCGCCCACGCACCACCAGCGCCTTGCGCGAAGTACTTCTTGGCGTCTTCTGTCGCCTTGCCGATGATCTGGCTGAACGCGCGCAGTTCCTTCTCGGCAGCTTCCAAGCCGAGGAGACGTGAGAGCAAGCCAAGCGTGCCCAGACCGACGCGCGCCACCGCCGACAAGCCGCCGATGATGGACGGCGCCCAGTCGACAAACTTCGCGCCGAACTGCTGGATCGCCAGCCACGCCCGGCCGAACGCCCACTCGACGTGTTCCTTGAACTTGATCAGCGCCCGGCCAACCAGCTCGATGTGCCGAACCGGCTGGGCGGCGAACGACGCGAACACCGACTGAACCACCGGCAGGAGCCTGGATAGACTGCTTGCGAGCGCGCCGAGAATCTGCATCAGCCCGGAGAAGGCAGTGACGGCGAGGTCAATGTTTCGCGGCTGCAACGCCCGCTCAAGCCCGGCGGTCAGCGTCGGAAGCACCGTCGCCGCGCGCGCGCCCAGCGCCTCGAACTGCGGGCGCAGGCGGTTCAGACCCTCGGCCAGCGCGTCAATGGCCGCGATCCCGGTTGTGCCGGTAAAACCCTTGCCGAACGCGACGAGCAGTTCCTGCCACGCCATGCGGAGATTGATGATCGCGTTCATCGGCCCGGACGTGGCGCGCGGCAGTTTCTCGGCTGCCGCGACGATCCCCTCGATGAAGGCAGCGCCGGACACACCGCTCTTCGCCAGCGCCTCGGTGTCGGCCGTGCCGAAGGCCGACTGCATCAACTGCCGGATCTGCGGCAAGGACTCGGCCACGACGCGGATGTCCTCCTGCATCACCCGGCCCTTGCCGATCATCTGCTGGAACTGCACGCCGACGCGAGCGATTGTCTCGGGCGTGCCACCGACCATCGCGTTGATGTTGCCCAACTCGCGCGCCGCGCGCAGCGCCAGCCCGGCAGAGATGCCGACCGCCTGGAGCCCGACGCTGAACCGCAGGATGCCCTGCACGTCCAGACCGGGCAGCAGGGCGACCTTCTGGATTTCGCGGAAGTGCTCCGCCGCCTTGTCAGCTGAGCCCATGATGCTGGTCAGGCCGCGGATCTGTGTGTCGCGCGCGATGGCCGCGGCGATGCTCGCCCGTGCGAACGCCGCCGCGCTGGCTGCGCCAACAGCCGCCAGCCCGAGCGCCACCCGCGACGCCATGGCGGCCGCGTTCGCCAGCGTCGTGGTCAGCAGCCGGACCGCGCCGACGGCGACGTTGCCGATGAAGTGAAGCGCGGTTGAGCCGACGGCGACAAGCCCCTGCGCCACCGTGCCCAGCGCGACCGTGCCGAGCGCCATGACGGAACCGAACGCGCCGGCGAACCCGCTTTTCGCTACGCTGGCGAAAGACGCCACGCCGCGCGTCAGAGTCGCCAGCGAGCCGCCCACCGTGTTGATGCCCGTCCCGAACCGCGTCCAGCTAGTGCTAGTTGACACAACCGCCGCAGCTGCCGCTGCACGGTCCAAGTCAGACAGCTCTTTCTTGACGCGCTTCGCGCCGGCTTCCACCTGCTCGACGCCGTCAATCCGAAATGCGATGATACGTTCGTCAGTCGCCATGGTCGCGCACCGCCTCATTCACCTCGCGCTGGACCCGCGCCCAGTCGGCCATGGTCGCCTCCAACGACGCCGGCGAGCAGTCAAGCATCGCCGGCACCGTCGCCAGCTTCTCCACCACCCACCACGCCCGTTGCTCCTCCTGCGCCTTCGGCAGCAGCAGTGTCCCGCAGGTTCCGAAACCGGATCGCGGGCACCGCCGACCCGACAACGCCCATCGTCAACTCAGTGATCGCGAGGTCCAGCGCCCGCGCCGCACCGAACGGCAACCGGCCCGCGTCGTTGACCGTCAACAGCGGTGCCCCGCCCGGCCCGGTGCGCACCGCGAAGCTGAGTAGCACGCGCAGGAACTCGATGGGGTTGTGGACCCACGCATCACCGCCGACAGGCATACGCGATCCCTCGGCAGCTTGCCGCCGCTCGCCCTCCGTCACACTGCGCACCCAAACCGCCGCTTCGGGCTCGGCCTGGAACAGCCCGGCCACCCAGCGGCCACGGTGCCGCAGACGCGCACGCACGGAAGCAGCGTCACGTTCCTCGCCCGCATCTACCGGCGCGGCGGAGAAGCCAGTCGCCGTCGCGAGCGCCACCATCAAGTCGTTGGACACCGAACCCATGACGGACGGGTCGCCGAACTCCGCCGCCTCGGCCGCACTGGACCAGACGGGCGTCAGGTCGGCCTCAGTCGGCTCGTCGGTGTCTGAGAGGTAGACGCCAGCCGCGAGGATCCCGCAGTTGGCGTCGGTGTCCGTGGCGTCCTTGCCCACGTCGCGCATGGCCCGGAACGCCGCCGCCCGCGCGTCGTCAACGGTCAGCGGCCGGAACCAAAGCACCGTTTCCGGCGGGGCCACGTCGGCCGGTAGCAGACCAGCCGCGCAGCCCCACCGGGCCGGAGCCGCCAGAACTTCAGCGAGCGTCTCCGCGCTCGTGATCTGGCGCATGGTCAGTAGCCCAGTTGCGAGTAGATGCTTGGCACCTCCTCGGCGTAGAGCTTGACCTGGCAGGTGTACCCGCCGGCCGTCTCCGCCGCGTTGGTGATCTCCAGCGCGCACTCATGCGAGCCCAGGCGGGTCGTGGTGTTGTCGACCACGTCGCACGAGCCCACCACGGTGCCGTTGAGCGCCTGCAACGTGGCGTACTCGGTCCCATCCAGCAGCAGGTTGCCGGTGATCCCGGCATCGTCCTTGATGCCAGCGGCCTTGCGCTTGTTGGCCTCGTCGCCCGAGCCGCGCAGCGGGATGAACCGCGCTCCGTAGTCCCATGTGACGGTCCCGGTCGCGGTGTAGTCCACGTTGTTGATGCGGATCTTGACCTTGTCGCCGCTCAGGCGGCCGGTCATTGCCATGTCGCTCTCCTTGTCAGGCCGCCGCCGCGTCGTAGTGGCAGACAACCTCATAGGTCTGCGTGACCAGACGCGCCGGGTAGGCGGCATCCTCGGTCAGGGGTGTCCCATCGGCGTCGCCGCCGGTACAGTCAACGTGCTGGACTGGCTCAACCAGCAGCACTTCCTCAACGGTAGCCCGGAGCAAGTCGCCCATGATGGACGCCTTGTCGAGCACGTCGGCGATGTCCGCGCCGCCGACCGCGAGGTGCAACGTGACTTCGCAGGTCGCCTCGCGCGCCGGCCACGAGAAGCGGTCGGTCTGGCGCCAGCGCGGGCCGGTGACAGCCAATGCCGGCAGCGAGTCGTACATCGGCAGGCACTCGATGCCCGGCAGAATCCCGCCGCTGGCGATGGTCGGGCAGGACGCGCTGGCGAACGCCGAGTTGATGGCGGTCAGCAGGTCATCCGCCATGAACGCGCCTTTGAGGTCTGCCTGCCAGCCCATCAGAACCCACCTCGCTTGAGCCGCATGATCAACTCAGCGAACCCTCGCCGCACGGCCGGCTCGACAAACGGCCGCGCCTTCGTGCCGTGGTCAGCGATGGTCTGCTGAACCGCGTAGGCCATGCTCAGCTCGGCGCGCTCAACCTTGCTCATCTTGAACCCGAGCTTGCCGCGCACCGTGCCGCGTTCGACGCGAAGCGGGTTGAACTGCGACTCCATCCGCAGACGCATCCTCGCGGCGCCGACCACGGACTTGGACACCTTCTTGCCGTTGACGAACGCCTCCCCGCTTGCCAGGTGCTCCGCCTCCTTGCGGGTCAGCGTCGCCGCGGTCAGCAGGCGGTTGCCACGGACCCGCTTGCCCGCCGGGTAGTCTGCCGAGTAGCGCGAGACGTGCCGGACAAGCTCCGTGAGCGCGGCCTGCCGCTTCTCGTTGTTGCGGACGAACCCGCCCTTGACCGAGACGCCGCCGCGCTTGTGCTGCTCAACCCAGTCGCCCGACTTGCGCACCAGACCCTTCGCCACGACCCAGCGCAACAGGCCGCCACCGTCCGGCGTCACGATGGGCGCGATGTGCGGCGGCGTGCCTTCCTCAACCGCCTGCCAGTAGCGCGCCGCGCCGAGCCAGCCAAGGATGCTTCCACCGACGCGGTCGGCCCCGCCCTGCACGCTCGCCAACAGGTGTCCCGTCGCGATGCTCAAGTTGTCACGCAGGTTCTCACGCGCCATGCCGACGATGCGCGTCATAGCGTGCTTGGCCTCGGCGTGTAGCCGCTTCGTAACCTTCTCCGCGTCGAACGCCGCGCCCGGCTTGACCTGGTAGGTCACCGCGATCACAGCGCGCACCTCCGGTAGGGAGCCAGAATGGCCCGCACGCGCTCAGGGATCGGCACTTGCCGCACCGTCATACTCTGCTCGGCGATGGTGATCTGCTCGCTGCTTGGCACGGGCGAGACGAACCACTCCGACGCCCACATCAACGCCGCCGTCTCGAAGTCCAGGCGCGCGGCCAGGTGCTCGTCAACATCGCCAGCCGCGATCACGCAGGGCAACGTCGGGTCGTAGCCGACAATGGCGTCCACCTCGACCATGTCCCAGCCCGGCGACTCGACGTAATCACGCAGCCGCACGATCCCCGCCAGCCGGTCGGCCTTGCTCATGTACCAGCCGGACACGTTCGGCCCGGTGCTCGCCGGGATCGTCTCCAGGCTGTCGATGAACCGCACCTCGTCGACCATGCAGATGGGGTAGAGCCCGTGGTAGTAGAGCGACAGGATGCCCGTGCCGTAGGTGCGGACCTGGATGGTGGTCGGCTCTGGGTCGTCATCTTCTACCGGCCCCGGCGCGATCAGCCGCCGGCCGCAATGCGCTTGCATCCTGGCCGTGACGCGCGCGAGCAACGCCGTGAGCGCGTCGTCGGAGAACCGCCCGACCTCGCTGTCCGTGCGGTTCTGCTGGAGATAGGCGCGCAGGGTGTCGGCGTCAGTCGCCAGCAGCGCGCCCTCGGTGTTGCCCCATGCGCTCATGCCGCCACCTCGCCCTTTGGCTCGAACTTCTGCACCCGCGGCGGCCGGCCGGCCACTGGCCGCGATGTGCGGCGCCAGACCGCGAGCGAGTGGGTCGCGCCCGCGAAGTCCCACTCTGGCCCGGTCAGCACCTCGGCACAGATCTGCCGGATGCGCCACGGCTGCGGTTGCTCGCCGCGCACGCCCCAATCATGCATCGCCAACCACCCGCCCGGCGCGACCCGCCAACGCCACAAGTCCAGGTCGTTGCGGACGTTGAAATCATCGTGCCCGCCGTCGACGAACACGCCGCCCAGCACCATCGGCACCTCGCCCGAGCGCGCCGCCTCGGTGCTGGTCAAGCGGATCTGGACAATGCGCTCAGCGTCCAGCCCGAGCGCTTCCCACCATTCGCGCGCGAGGTCGCCGGTGTCCTGACCGGCGGCGACCCGCACCTGCTCGCGGTCGAAGAGCAGCGGGTCGCACGGGTCCACGGCGTAGACCGCCTGCCGGCCGCCGGCGGCGAGGAAGGCCGTGCTCAGCCCGCAGAACGTGCCCACCTCAAGGATAGGGTCCGTGGCGACGGCGGCGAGTTGGTAGAGCCGGTCGGCCTCGGCCCCGTCCAGCCAGCCGCGCACGCCGCGCTTGACCGCCTGCGTCCAGACCTCACCCGCCGACAACGCCTCACGCGACGCGGCGGGCCTTGAGCTTGCGCGCTTCGATGGCATTCCACACCTCGGGACTGACCGACGCCTCGGCGCCGGGCTGGATGCTCAGGTTGTAGCAGGCGAACTCGATGGGATCCGGCCCGTCGTTGACCAGCCGGATCGTCGCGGCCTCGTCGCGGTCGTCGGTGACGTAGACGGCGTGCAGGAAACCGTTCTCGTGCTCCTCGTAGCGCCAGAAGGTCCCGTCCGCCTGGTAGTGCCGGCAGCGAACGTCGGTGTCCACCCATGGCGGCGCGCCCCCGGCTTGTTCGAGCTGCCAGAACCAGAAAATGTCCTCACCGAGCACGCCCGAGCCGTTGGCCGGGTCAAGTTCCAGCGCGTCGCGCCGGTGCGCGCGGTACGTCTCGTAGCCGCCCCACCCGATACGCGCCATGACCTCGCGCGGGATCAACGCGCAGCCGAACCCGGCCACGCGGCAGACCTGCACGCGATGCGGGCGCAGCGGAACGTACAGGCCAGCGCCCTCGCCGATCCACTTCGAGTTGATGTCGCCTCCCCAGTGTCGGCTGGCGTAGATGCCGCAGGCCGTGCGCGGCTTCTGTGGCCCGCGCGTCGCGGTCAGCACCTTGTGGAGCCGCAGGAAGGCATCGTCCGGCCGCGGGTCCACGTCGGAGTCCAGCCAGAAGAACCACTTCGCCGGCCCCTGGTCGAAGCGCGCCTTGAGCGCCTGGACGCGCACGGCTTCGCGAAGCAGCGCGAGCCGGTGCATGAAAATGACGTTGGAGTAAGTGCCCTCCTGCGCGAGCTTCGCCAGCTTGTCCGAGCCCGGCACGCGCTTGTCGACGTTCGGCGACTCGACAAAGACGGCCGTGTAGCCGACCGCCTCGGCGAATGCCTGCTTCGTCGCCTTGCTGGCGTCCTGTGAGCACGCGATCACCGCCACCGGCCGCCCGCCGAAGTCCAGCTCGCGCCAGCGCGCCGCGATGCGTGGGATGATCGCCGCCTTGGACTCGTCCAGCAGCGTGCAGATGATGACCGGCTCGCGCTCAGGGTTGCCCACGTCTGCCTCCTGGTGCGGGCCGGCAGTTGCCCACCGGCCCGCTTGCCAGTATCAGTTGACCGCGCTCGCGTCGTTGTAGAACAGCAGCACGGTGTCAGCGTTGGTGTCCACCGCGGTCGTGCGACACGAGCCCGCGCCAAGCGTCAAGTTCGCCGGCTGGATGTACGACTTGAAGCCTCCGGTGTTGCCGTCGAACACGATGGCACCGAGCGGCTCGTCCGCGGCGACCACGCCAGCGGCGGCGAAGGTCGCCCCGCTCGTCGCGCCGGAGTGGCTGAGCGCCTTCATCATGGTCGGCAGGAAGCCGTTCAGAACGTTCATCACGATCTCCATCCTCCGTCGCTAGACGGTCAGCGCCACCTTGTAGCCGAAGGCGCACATGCGATGCGCGGCCGCGGCCTGCTGCACGAGCGGCTTGAAGTCGGCCCGGTAGGTGCCGACCACGCGGAACTGCTGCGACTCCACGTCGCGCACTGTCTCGATGGTCACGCCGCGAAGCGTGGCCAGCACGAAGGCGTTGCGCGCGAAGATCATCAGCCCGCTGGTGCTGCCCAGGCCCGTGTCCGTGCCGTCGGTGTGCAGGGTGTTGCTCATGTACGAGCTGACCACGATGGGCACGCCGAAGGCGTAGCCCAGCAGGCCGTTGACGTTGATCGCCTGCGATCCGGCCTTGTCCATTGTGATGAACGACGGCCAGAGCGACGCCGCGTTGGCCGCGATGGTCAACGCGCCGCGCTTGGACACGACCGCAACGAGGTCGTCGAGCCGGGCATTCTCGCTGAGCTTGCCCATGGTCCGCACGAAGTCGCCTTCCTCGAACGCCGCCGTCGCCGGCGCGCTCACGGTGGCGCAGTCGTACTCGCACGCGGTCGCGACGTGCGCGAGGTAGCGCAGCCCGTCCCAGGTCCGGCGGCAGTCGTTGGCAGCGGTGACCACGGTGTCGCGATGGGTCGCCCCGCTCGCGTCGCCGTTGAGGATCATCGTCTCCAGACCGTTCGCGATGGTCTGGGCGATCTGCGCGCGAACGTACTCCTCCGAAGAGACGATGCTGTCCTCGTCGAACTCGAAGCTGATCGGCACGCGCAGACCGATCACCTTGGCGGTGTAGGTCTGGTCATCCGTGGTCGGCGTGCTCACTGGGATCCGGGTCGCCGGATCGCCGGTCTGCTCGCTGATCAGGTACGGCAGGCCAGCCACGCCGCTGACCGGGCTCTTGTACGGCGAGCGCGGGATGGTCCGCTGCTGCACGAGGCCGGGGATCTTGCGGTCCAGTTGCATCTCCTCGACGAGCGTCGACGAGAAGCTGTCCGGCACGAAGTCCGCGCCCGCGCCGTCGACCGCGATGCCCAGGCCCTTGATGCGCGCCTGGAGCTCGCCGAACGACCGCAGCTTGCGCACGTCCACGCCCGGCATGAGCGCCTTGAGCATGTACACGCGGTCGTTGAGCCGCTGTGCCTCACGCACGCGCGCGTCGGCACTAGGCTCTTCCATGAGCGACTTGACGCTCACGCAGTAGCCCTCAGACTTGGTCGTGATGTCGCTGAGGGTCGGCGCGTCGGTCGGCACGATCGGCGCGCTCTTCACGCGCTCAGCCGCCATGGCCTTCTCGACGGCGGCAGTGATCGCGTCGGGACTGATCGCGGCCGAGCTGGCCTTGACCGCCTCGGTCAGTTGCCCGATGAGGGCTTCCAGGTTATCCATGGTCAGAGACTCCTTGCTCCGATCAGGCGCTGGCGGTCACGACGCACGGCGTCGGCCGCCAGACTGGCAACGAGGTCGGGCGTGCGCGTGGCTTGCGCCACCAGCGCCTTCACGGCCTCGGTCAGTTGCGCCGCCTGCTGCTCGGATAGGGCTCCGACCGCCGGATTGGGCTCCGGCTCGGCGGTGACGGAGGGCTCGCCCTCCGATTTGGTATGACGCTCGTCAAGCGCCAAAGTTGCGACCCGCACACCGATCACCTCGGCGAGGTCCGTCATGGCCCGGTCCAGGCGCTCGCGGTCGAAGTCGGGTTCGACCTGCGCCTTGATGCAGTGCCGGACGTGGTTGCGCAGCGACTCAGCCGCCGACGAGAGCCGGCGCATGTCGCTTGCGACGCGCGCGGCGGCGTTCTCGTCCTTGGCTTCCGGGTAGTACGCACGGAGGAGCAGCACAGCGGCGTCAGACCCATCCTGCGCGGCCTTGACCAGCGCGCCGGGATTGACGGGCAACGGACAGGCCGACACCTCGCGCAGTTCCCAGCCGGCGATCACCTGGCCGCCCTTCTCGGTGCGGCCGGAGTAGCCGGTCGGCTGGAAGCCAACGCTGAACCCGGCGAGGTAGCCGCCGGCGTAGAGGTCGAACACCTCGCGGGCGAAAGGCGTGTCCGCGAACTGGAAGCCGGCCTCGACGCCCTCGCCCGGCTTGGCCGTCACGACCAACGCCTTGCCGATGGGCGGGATCTTCGCGTCATGGTTCCAGAGCAGCACCGGGTTCGCGAGGTACGCCGCCGCGTTGCAGCCGGCGGCGAGCAGCACGTCGCCCTGCCGGTCCATCTGCTCCGTGCTCACCATCGCGGCCAGCGTGCGCGCGGCCTTGTCGATGCTGCGCGGCGCGCCGGTCAACGCCTTGTACATGATGTCAGTCATAGCGGCAACTCCTGCTCCTCCGGCTCGGGCTCCGGCAACTGTTCATCCTGCGGGCCGTCCACAGGCATCGTCCAGCACTTGCAACGGCATGCCTCACCCGGCGGCAGGGTGGCCGCGCCGGGGTAGAGCGCGCGGTAGCCGTGAACATCAAACGGCTCGCCGACGCGCCGCACTTGACCGGATACGTCGCCATGACGCGAGCCGGGCAACATGCTGAACTGCCAGCGGTGCCACTCGACGCCGCCGTCCCGCATCCCTTCGAGCGAGCCGTGCATGTACGCCCGGTGCGTCTCCGTGAGCGCGATGTTGTCAACCCGGTCCAGGTAGGCGAACTGCTGGTCCGGCTCGTCAGAGCGGCCGAACGTCGCCATGACGCGCTGGCGCACGCCAGCCAGCCCTTCGCCGTTGTCAAGCGCCGTGCCGATGGCCGCGCGGAGTTGAAGGCGGGTCGTGTCCGTGACCCACGCAACCTGCTGGCTGGACTCGCGCCGGATCCACTCCAGCACCGAGGGCCGCACCATCTCGGGTTGTACCGGCAGCGCCCAGACGTTCGCCGTCACGGTGACGCCCTGCATCGCCGCGCTCTCCCACATCGGCGAGAGCAGCGTCTGCATCGGCACGGCGCCCATCGCGCGCATCAACTCTTCGGCCATGCTCACGGCCTGTTGCGGCTCGTCAGCCTTCGCGCCGTAGATGTCGCGCAGCGCCTTGGACGCGGCCTCGGCCCACTCCTGCAACGCGGCGTCCACCACCGGCTTCGCGCGCTCGACTTCCGCATCCAACCCAGCGAGCACCTGCTGCCCACGGTCCCGCCAGTCGCGCGGGATCGCCTTGACCGCGAGCGGCCCCGCCGACCTGGCAATGGGCCGGCGGGTCGGCGGGGCTTCGCGTCGCGGCGGAAGGACGCCGGCGGAAGGGGCCACCGCCGGCTCTGGTGTGGGGAGGGTACGGTTCGCTGGGTCGGCGAACGTCACATCGGCGAGCGGTTCCTCGCCGAACACGAAACGGGACGCGGCCTCGGTCTGCCAGCCTGCGGCGACGAGCTTGCCGACGGTGTCGGCCTGCTGAGCTACATCCTCGCGCATGGCATCGAGCGAGTCGCGGTCTGGCCGCACCTCGACCTCCGGGCCGTACTGCGTCGCGAGTTGGACCGTGATCGCCGACGCCAGCAGGTTGACCGCTGGCAGCACGGCCAGTTCCCACAGCGCCCGCCACGCCGTCTCGTAGTTCGAGAAGGTGGCGTCGGTCAGGTCGCCGAGGAACATCGGCGGCATCCTGTACGCCTTCGCCACGTCGCGCGTCGTCAGCTTGTCGAGTTCGAGGAACTGGGCATCGGCCGGGGT